GAATTTTGGTCGTGATTACGCAATGGCTATTTGCAATCCCCAAGGGAACAGGGATGATGTTTAGATCAGAGTGGGTGCTGTTGACGGCATACCAAATAGTAATGTTGGGTGGACGAGAAGCCGCAATACGAGCGTCGATGCTTATATCTGAGTTGTGGGTCACCACTCTTCGTCTTACATTTGGATTCTGCCTCATGATTGGGAAGAGTTCCGCAGCAGATTCGGTCTTGCAGAAGACGGTGTCGTTATCCACATCCCGAAGTGAGACCGATGAGTCAAATGCGGTGGGCTTGTAGAAAGACCCACAGGCGTTCTTCAAAGTCTCTCCTGATACGAAATCGTCTAGGAGGTCATCATCGAACTTAATGGGACTGATATTCGACATGCTGTTTTTCCTCAACGATGCTTGAATTACAGATCTTGTTGATCTCACTCTTGATTTCAAATCTCCTATCATTTTTATAATAGACTGATCGTGCAAGTTCAATAAACTCATGATCAAACTCTTTTTTAGATTCCTTTAGGCGAATTGCATCTTCAATCTCCCACAATTGCATGTTAACTGCACATAGATTACTATAAAGATTGTTAAGGATTGGATTAGTAAAAAGTTCTACCTGATTAATAAGATTATTGTATTCCTTTGTGACATTTGCAATCTTTATCGGATCTGTTATCTTCTTCATTTTGATAGAAAGAATAGATAACTTGTCAATCACCTCACCCATAGAAACTTCAACCTCCATTGATTGCTCCTTTCAATTCCTTAATTAATAAATTGATTACTGTTTCATTTGTCGGATTAATAGATTGATTTGCCGAATAGAAAATTCTATTTCTATACTGTGCAGGAGTTTTCCACTCTTCTTTAACCAAATCATTATATGATAGATTAAAACTTTTGTATAGTTCTCTTATTAAGTCATTAACGAAAGTGAGTCTGCCAGATCCAATCATAAAGTCCTCTCCGACATCATGGGACATGGACTCATTGGCTACCATGGATGGATGTAAAATGTCTCTATAATAGTAGGTGTCGCCCAAAGTAATCGGTTTTTTATTGATGATTGAATCGAAAACCTTTCCAAAGAGAAATTCCCCTTTTCTATAAATCCCATTAAAATTGAATGGATAGGCAACACTCACATTTGGATATAAAGACTTGTCTTTCAATTTAATTGACATAGCATATTTTGACATAATGTAGTGATTACTTTTAAACTGAAAGGGGCGATTAATATCTATTGGTCCAGTCGTATCGTTCCATAGATCCGCTGTAGAATAGACCACAACTTTTCTAGAGATGGGGGAAAACCTTTCAACTACATCTATAGTCATGGTGTGGTTTACATCATAAAAAGATTTCATCATTAAATTGTCAGTCGTATTTGCGAGAAATGTTCTATTTTCTCCAAAACAAATATAAACAGCATCCCATTTAGTATTTAATGCGGATTCATAGTTTCTAGAGGAAACTCTATGGTATTCGCTCGGGAAGTAGTGTGATATTTGCGAGGTTGATCCGACAATTAAATTATTCATACTGTAATCCACTTTTTCCTAACTCCAGAAACAATTGATTCCCCATGACCATCATTTCTAACTCCTGTGTGTAGATACAAAGGACATTTAATATTCGGAAGATGCTCTATCAAACAACGAAACGAACTTTCCATACAATGAATTTCTTCAGCATGCTCAAGTAGCATACACATATTAAAGATGTCTTCACTCGGATCATTCTTGATAATCTTGAGACCGTTTGAGTTATCGGGGGAGAATACTATCCCTCTACTCGGATCATCATGAACAAACATAAACTTTTCACTATTTGGATTTAATTTACGAAGAACTCTTCCCTCTTCAACAGGATCTCTACGCAATCTAAATTCTGACCAACGCTTTTCATGTGGAATACCGGCTGAAATATAAAGGGCTTCATCAAAGTCTTTAGTTATACCCATAAGTTGGAGATTGTCAACTGCACCAAATCCACATCTCATAAAATTCATTACATTTTTTTCGAATATGAATTTGTTGACATATTGAATTTCATTTTGATTACTTGGAATCGATATAACATGAATTCTTGGTTCATCATCAAACATTCTAATCACTCTATTTGCATTCCTCTCCTTTGCAAATAGATAGACATCAGTATAAAATTTACCTTTATTGAGAAGAGTTCGTACCATTCCATTACAGATAATGTGATCACCCATTCCAAGATGATGATGAAGTACTAAAGGATTCATACTGTAACTCTTCCTCTCAATAGCGGAGTGTTTTGGATATAATCGTCCTGAACTGGTTCAAATACACGACCAACATAATATTTTTCGTGTCTTGGAATATATGGGAATGGTTTCTTAGAGAAGAAATCATCATGTTCTGTACAATCGTGCATTGCTACAGGCCAAACTATTTGATGCAGGAAATCTTGATCCACACCACAAATAACTTTGTTGTGTTTCCCAGCATCATAGTATTTTTCAATTTCTGTTCTAATATTTCTCAATCTATGAGCACGGCATCCCCACATTCCTCCGCACATTGGAACATTATGAACAAGATTATCTCGCATGATGTGGAAAGAGGTTCCTTGATTTAACCAATCGTTTACTGCCATTTGTTCACGCTGACCAATTCGTGAGTCGGTATCACGAACTATCATTACATCAACATCTTCATAAGATGCTGCCCAAAATCTCCAAAATAGTCTATCTTGTCTAGTGTCTTTGGTATTTGTAACCATCACACGACAATCTTTTTGTTTAGAAAGTAAAGATAGTGTTTCATTAGGAACACTTTCATCACAGAAAAACCAATATTGCCAGTCAGGATAAAATCTTCTGGCTAAAATAACATTTGCCTCTGCACCTTCAATATATCTTTGCTTGTTTCCCCAAAGCCCAAATGAAATTACCTTCATGATAAAATAGTCTCCTTATTATTTATAGACAACACAAAGTTTTTGAAAATTTGTTTATCGATTTCAAATAAATTTAGTTGAGGTTTTTACTTAAACTCCAACTTTCGTATAGGTTCTTCACACCATCGATACTGTATTTCGGTTCCCACCCCAAACGATTTTTGGCTAATTCATATGAACCCACACACCAGGGGAGTTCGATATCTGAAATAGGACCGAATGTGATTGGATGTTTTTCCCCTGCAATCATTTTTGCTATGTCTAATATTTTACTCGCCACACCTGTACAAATATTGAATGTTTCCATATTAGAAATCACTTTATGATTCATGGAAAGTAAATTTGCAGAGACAACATCATCTACATGAACAAAATCTCTAATAGTTGATCCATCACCATTAATTTTAATTGGACTATTTGAATGTTTTCTGTCTAAAAATATCTCCATTGCGGATTTTTGAAGTTTTGGAGAGTTTAAGTACTTTCCTCCCCAAACATTGAAGTATCTTAGAGAAACTGTTGTCATTTCACCTTTAGACATGAACTTACAGATGTCTTCACACAGAAGTTTACTTAGTCCATACATTCCTTGTTGTGACCCGACATTATAATTTGCAGCGTCTTCTGTTACTGGACCATTTTTATACATGTCTCTTGTGTATAAGGCACAGGACGATGAAAATACAAACCTTCTAGCATTAACTTTCTTTGCCATCTCAAGAACAGCCGTTGTGCCCGAAATATTTACTGATGAAATGTCGTAATAGTCTTCACTAGTTGCTCTCTTATCTGCGGCCAGATGGAAAAAAACTTCTGTGTTTTTAAGAACACTCTCAAGATAATGAATCTCACGAATATCATGAGAAAAATATCTATAATTTGGACTAACCGTATTAACGACATCTCCATTAGAAAGATCATCAATCACTATTACTTCGTGTCCCGCATTTATTAAATTAGACACCAAGTGAGAACCGATGTATCCTGCCCCGCCAGTTACACAAACCTTCATCTTACCACCTGATTATTATGAGTTTCTTCAAAAGTTTTACTGCACATATATTGATAGATGACACCATCAATCCATTCTTCTTTCTTTAGAAGACTTTTAATTCCCATACTGAAATATCGATCTTCACCCACATTTATCGAAGGAAATCCAACTGCCTTTGCTATATCTCTTTTAACTGCATTGAGATGATTAGGAGGTCTATAATAAACCTTACTCTCATGGTCATCAATCCAACGGTCATATTTCAACGAATGGATAAATGATCTAGAATATCCATCTGAAAAAATTATTCTACCCGTCAATGAAGAACAACTGGGATTGTTTTTAACACCATTCAATACCTTTTCGATGTAATCTTTGCTAATTAAATCATCATCATCGATGAAAGCAACATATTCTCCCGAAGACTGATTGAGTAACATATTTCTCTTCTGACCTATGCTTAATTGTCTATCATCAACCATAGAAATAACTTGAACTGACTTTCTGTCTATCTGTTGATTCAATTCTGATTTTAGATTCTCAAGTTTAACATTTCTTTCGTTTAGACTTGGGATAAGAATCGAAAGTTTATGAGTTGGTCGCCACGACATCAAGTTTCTCCTTTTGTAATTCAGTCACTAAACCAAAATTATTTGCTTTATTTTTTTCGTAAATCGCACGATCATAATCATAGAATTGTTGCGATTCATTTCTCTCATGAAGTGAATCTCTTTGAACTTCATTTGCTGAAATCTCTCCCCTACTCGCAAGAATATATGGAATTCCTACCCATTGGTGTTGAATTATACACCTGTCAGAATAAACAACCTTATTCAAAATTCTTGCAATCTGAGTAAATTCATCATCTGAAAATACACTTTTATATTCAGGATTGTAAATGTATCCAAATCTATCAAAGTACTTTCTACCCAAGATACTTAAAGTAATCAGGTTATCTTTACCAGAAAATCCATCATTATAGTGCAAAACCCCATCCGTATCGGGAAAATTATTCTCCATATCTTTACAAATGATATCGTCATATCCAGAGATAATTGGAATCATGTCATCAGATGCGAGTAGAATGATATCGGGATTCAACTGAAGAATCTTATCTAAATTTGCGTTGCAAGCCTCTATCTTTGTTTTTGAATCTCCAAATTCATAATGGAACTTTCCATTTGTTTTTTGTTGTAATTTCTGTAGTGACGAATGAACATTTTGATTATTCATCGAAAAGTCACTATGATCCATTGACACAAAGAAATGAACATCTCTAACTCCGGAACAAAAATTAATATATCTATCAATTACTTGAAAAAATTTCTGTGGCCTACTTCTTGTAGGCATTTTAACGACTAGTCTCACTCTGATTCCTCCGTTTCTTCTCCATTACCACCATACTTGAATTCCTTCGCAGCAGCATCATCAAGAGCCTTGATAATATCATCAGTAAAGTACTTCTCGGGATTCTTGTTGATATGACTTTCGAATGCAGCGACACCGTTTGGAAATTGAATCTTGTTGGAGACCTTGGTGAATAATCCCTGAGACAGCCCCAGTTCAACAAGACCATAGTATCGGTCTAGACCCGTGTCGTAGTTGAGCAGAACATCCACCTGACGATTCTCCTTTGTCAGACGGCTCTTGTAGGTTTTACAATGAATGATGTTGCCAACAATCTCATCATCGACCTTGTGCTTCTTCTTCGTCAGATAAATGATAGTTGAGGCAGCATACTTTAGACCACTTCCCCCACCCATCTCCTTGGTTGGTACATAAGCCCCCACAACATCATAAGTGTGATTAGTAACGATTAAAGGAATGTTGTACTTTCCCAACTTAAGGGTTACAGTACGGAAAGTTCCCTTGATAATTTGACTACGGGTCATATCACGGGTCTCCTTGCCTTCCGCTGTGTCATTCATTTCCTTGGATGTCGAAAGCATTCCTAGGGAGTCGAGGACAACCATGATTGGCTTCTGTTCACTCTTGTTCAACTTACCATAATTGTCAAGGATCTGAATCAGTTGGAATCTGAAGTTCTCAACAGTAGCCACAGGAAATACGGCAACCTTGGTTGGATCAAGACCACGGGACTTGATCATTTCCCGTGTGACTGCCTGTTCGCTGTCAAAGTAAAGCACAGCCCCTTCAGGATTGTCCTTCAAAAACTGTCCTGCAATACCAAGAGCAAAGTATGTTTTCCCTGTAGCAGATTCACCCGCAATCCCGATGATCTTATTGTTAGCAATTCCGCCCGTAAGCGTACCTGATACTAATGCGTTGAACGCATAGGATCCGGTGTCAACAAATCCCGAAACATCGGCCTCGGTTCCGTCGATTGCAATAGTTGCATGTTCGTTTCCACTGCTCTTAACAAGACTCTTCAGAAAGTTCATATTATCTCCATTACAAAGTGATTTGGGGATTATATCCCCTATAAGTTAGTGTGTCAATCAATTAGTTGAACATTCAAATGTCTCAAATGAAGCACCTGCCATCTTAACAGCAGACAGCACGGTATCTAGTTCTTCCTTTGTGACAAATCCCAATTTATCTGCATGTGTTCCATTATTTTTCTGCGACTGTGGGTGAACATCATGGAAAACTAAGTTTATGCCTAGACCCATCTTCAATTTGGTGTCGATTTCATCAATAACATTGACCATATCTCCACGACGAATTCTGTGTTCGTAGGTCTCGCTATTTCTTCCGCCTTCTCTTTCCCGTAGCATATCAGCATGTCGCATCAATAAAAATCTATCATTGTATAGAGTGTTTTGTCCTGGTCTAAGCCTGATATAACAGAACATATCAGATACTGCATCATAAAGAGAAGAATTGAAACTTGAATAGGGGAAAGCGAAATGTGTTGGCGGAAGTCCAACCGCTGCCATTGACTCCATAGCAGGAATTACCTCTTCATCTATGTAATTATCCGTTTCACCGTACTCTAGGGCATCCTTATGAGAAACCCCATGACACCCTATAACATGACCATCTTTCTTTAATTCAAAAATCAAATCAATGTCTGAATTACTCAATTGATCGAATGAATCGATGTAAAATACGGCTTTAGCATCATGTTTTCTGAGAATGTCTCTAGCATTGTAATGCCAATTAGATATACAATGATCATCAAAACACAGATGAGCATGTGGTAGTTTTACCTTATGAGATGTGAAAGTCCCGAAACGATCCATGAAACTATTTAGCGAACTTATCTTGCCTCTTCTTTTTGGCAACTGATCGCTTTCTGGTGTTTTTAGTATTCTTGTTTGGTTTTTCAACATACAACCATTCTAAGAAACTAGACCAAAGAATACCAAGTCCACCTAAAATGACCAGAATAGTAATAAGATTCATGAGCGACTGTGCATGATTGATTTCGTTTGTCATACAAATAGATCCTCTAATGATGATGTTTCTTCAAGTTTCCAACCAATTATCTCAACGATTGCAGTCAGAGGTTGAACAAAAGATTTCTCAAACTGCATTTCGTAGTCGATGTGCTTATCTAAGGATAGTTCCTCGGGCAAAGAAGTTACGAATGAAATTACTTTTTCGTTGATAGGATTAGGCATTCGAAGGTAAAGATACTTAATCTTCTCGCCCTCACGGATCATAGGATACTTCTTACCAAGTTTCTTCATTCGAATCCAATGATTGTATATCAGCGCACCCTTGGGGGCAATTGGTGTCGCCTTCTTGTATATGCTGCTGTAGTCCCCGTAGGTGTCAAGCCCATTGCATCCACGGGGGAAGGCTACCTTGTCGGCAGGAAGCCGTATAAACTCAGCATGGAAGTCCTGAACGAACCTACGGAGGTTACTCTCATCCTTCAGCATGACGATCTCCATGGCCTCCTTGAGTCGCTTACGCACGATGGCGGGAGTGGATGACTTCACCATCTCAAGACCGGTAATCTTGAGTTCGGGTGTGTCCATATAAACATCGTCTTCACCCTTCAGAACAGTTAAAGCATATCTTTTCTTTGCAGTCCAAATTCCCTTGGCCGCAATCGATTCTCGCTTCATGGACATCTTGTTGGCGTAAGCATTCATACGCTTTGCTAATTCATCATACTTCTTTGCGATGAATGGGAGGATGATGCTCTTGCAGGACTTATCGATAAAGTCAACTGTCTTCTCTTGAGACTTATTGGGAGACATCTTATTCACCAACTCGGACATTCGCAGATATACTGAATCTGTATCCGATGCAATAACATAGTCAACACCTACAGTCTCACAAACTTTGTTTAGAAACTCGTTCAATTGCTTTTCAATCCAACGAGCAGACAACTGACCTGAAACAGTAATGGCCTCTGCCATTTCCAAATCATAGTAACGACAGTACTGATTGCCCAATGCACCATACGCAGAGTTCAACTGCACCTTTCGGACAAGTTGGAAGTTGCCGTACTTGGCGATCTCTCGCTTCTTTTCATCGACCTCATCAGCAGACAAATCAGGATTGTTCTTAAGGAATGCTTTCAACTCAAGCATCTTCTTCTTGAACTGCTTTCTCTGCTCATACATGGTGTCCATAAGTTCGGGGAGAAATCCTCTAAACTCATTAGTGAATGCCACACCATTTGCACAGATGCTAACGCCGTTCTCAGAAGCAGATCGACTCTGATCCTTGACTTTGTCAGTATTGTCTAGAATCATATCAGGATTAAGATTGCCACGAAGAAACAAGAAAGACTTGTCCGTCTTTGTTTCAGGTGAGATATTATACTGCATGATGAGGTGGGGATAGAGACTGTCCAAGTCAAACGAGACAACCCAATCGTGTTGTCCCACTTGTGGGTCTTTTACATAAGCACCTTCAAATTGCTCGTCTTTATCCGACTTCTTTCGTGGCGGAATGATCGTGTTACGCTGCAACAAGTAATTGTAAATGATGGAATCCCACATGCGAACCTGTGTAAACACATCACCATAGTTTGTTCTTGAAGAGTATGCAAGACCGAGCGCAAGTTCGATCAGGCGTAACTTATTCTCAAGCCCAACAACAAGATCAACATCACGAACATTATACTCCACGAATCGCTGAAAGTCACGACGATAAAAGTCTGTGATTGTGCCGATGTCATCGTAAGCGATCTTATCTTCGCCAAGTTCGGTAGATGCAATGAATCCCAATCGATATGACTCTTGCTTAACGAAAGTGAACTTCTTGTACAATTCAATATAGTCGAGAATAGTTATCCCCGTAAACTCATAGACGGTATATGTTCTATTCTGATCAGTCACTTTACGATCACGAACAATATTCCAAGGAGATAGTTTCTGTGCTGTCTTCTTACCGAGCAGAGCAGTAATTCTGTTATAGAGATATGGCATGTCGAAACCATTGACATTCCACCCTGAAACAATATCGGTGTCTAATGACTCCCAAAGATCAACGAAGTGACTAAGCAAGGCTCTCTCGTCATCATCAAACGAGAAACACTTGACACCCGAAACATCGAAGTCATGTAGAGCGAGAGTATATCCTTTACCATCCGACATTCGAATAGTAATAACATTAACTCTTTCAGTAGGATCTTCGGGGGATGCAAACCCGTTCTCACTCTCAACTTCGATATCGATATACATTACCCTAATGTGATTAGGATTATAATCGACTTCGGAGTCTCCTCTGTATTCTTTAGAAATAAACTGATATTGAGAATCGATCTCACCGTAGATGGTGAATCCTTCGTACTTGCCATATTCATCCATGAACTCCCGCATATCATACTGATTCGGGAAGTCGATTTCACGGAGAGCCATACCGTTGATGGTCTTGTACTTTGGCGGATCGGATGGTTTTGAATCTCTCACGAAGAGGGAAGGACGAAATGGAACAGATTCATGAATCCGTCTACCATCATCGTCCCACCCCCGATGCAGGATCTTACCGCCTTTGCAGGCAACATGTGTGTAGAATTTGCTCATTCACGCTCTACTGCTAAGATCCAATCTTGGTGTACTATATCACAACCACCATGTCCTCGTCCACCATTTTTTGTCAAATCCCAAAGAATTTTATCCCCAATTTTGATGTCCTCTGTTAGTTTGTCTCCAACGGATACAACAACACTCCAAATGTTTTTGTTGGTAATTTTTTCAGTATAAATGATACCTTCCTTGGTCTTCTTTTGCTGACCAAGTCCTGGTGTCTTAACGCTTACCCATTTGCCAATCGGTCTAAATTTGCTCATTCATCATCTCCAAAAGATTAGGTTTTATTTCATCTGCAATACGCTCTTCTGCGATCTTCACATACTCGGGGTTCAGTTCGGTGCCAATGTAGTTGCGACCGTTCTTCATGGCAACTACAGCCGTGGTGCCGCTGCCTGTGAACGGATCGAATACAGTTCCCCCTTCAGGACATCCCGCAAGCACACACGGCTCAATCAAGTTCTCGGGATATACAGCAAAGTGTGCACCCTTGTAGCCCTTCGTGTTCACCGTCCACACAGAACGCTTGTTACGCTTGCCATCTGCTCCCCATACCCTATCAGGCTCTAATGCTGGATCACGGGCACCCTTTTCTTCGGGTTGTGTGCGGCTCTTGTTTCCAGGAGCATGAGGCTTACCCACAGCGTCCTCCTTAATAGCATTGTGATCGTAATAGTATTTGGGCTTCTTAGTCAACATGAAAATGTACTCATGCGCTCTGGTGCAGCGGTCTTCCACACTTTCAGGCATCGGATTCGGCTTGCTCCAGATGATGTCCTGCCGCAGATACCATCCATCAGCCTGTAGGGCAAGTGCAACTCTCCAAGGAATACCAATCAAGTCCTTACCCTTAAGCCCTCTTTGATCCTTGCGATTAGGAGGGATGAAGTCTGAAGGCATTCCACGCTGCCCACCAATAGTCTGTGGTGGCGGGGCACAGTTCTTTGCGCTCATGTACGAGTCGCCAAGATTTAACCACAGAGTACCGTCATCACGGAGAATGCGATGAACCTCACGAAACACCTCTACCATCTTCTGCACATAGCCGTCAACGGTATCCTCCCGTCCGATCTCGCTGTCACCACCATCGTATGAACGGAGTCCGAAATAGGGAGGTGATGTGATGCAAGTATGAACGCAACCGTCAGGCAGAGTCTTCATGCCCTCAATGCAGTCGCCCTGAATGATTTGATAATTCGTCATTCGTCATCTCCATATTCAATTCCACGCTCAAAGTAATGCTCTTCGAATTTCTTAAACCCGAAACATGCCCTTGCATACTGAAGAATAATATCCTTGTCGAATTTATTGCAGGAGTAAACATCAAGCGTGATGAAGTGGGTTGGTTCGATGGAGTGGATCTGTATGCCACTCTCAATAAGCGGAACCCAACCACTCACTCCTGCCTTATTCGGATATAACTCCACACCCTTTTGTGTGGGTGCATGAATCACGAAAGGTTGACTCATGCGAGTCATGCCGATCTTGTCAACTACATTTTCGAGAAACCGATAATGTAGTTCCAAATCGTCTGCTGCTCCAACACGACATTTGTACATATCAAGATAATAAGAATATCCAAATGGTTTTTTCACTTTCTCATCTCCTTTTCAACTTTTTGCCAGTACTTAATTGTTGCAGCCTTCTTGTGTCCTCTTGGTCCACCATTGTGGATCCTCGCTAAATCCTCTGCCGTCGCATTCTTTGGAGCATATCGACTTAGATAGGCGATAACAACTCTCTTTGCATACTCGGGATTATAGCAGTCCTTATATGAACCGCCAATTGTTTTATCGTACTCAACCGCATCTTTCCAATAAATTTCCCATACCTGATAGGGACCAATCGCTCGACCTTGATCACCGACAGCATTATCATTTCCGCCACTTTCGACTTGCCGAATAGCAGCAAGAAGTTTGGGTGTCAATGCAGAAGGTACACGCACGGGCGCAGGCGCACACGCAAGCGCACACACGCAGGCGAGGGTAAGAATCCACTTCATGAAATCACCCCTTTCAGTTTGAATTTTTCTTGTCCTGAACAAAGGTATGAAACAGAACGGCATAGTTGATGATGTCAACACAAGTGTCTTCAAGACTCTCATCCTTAACTTGAAAAGCACCTGCTTCAACAAAAGATGATAGTCTTGATAACTTGTCCGTCATTCGAACAAGCATTCCTGCCTCTGTGTTACAAATACCCATGGCCTCGCAGCGAGTAAAGTTTGCGAAAGGTTCTGTGCCAGCCTTACCAGCATAATCAGCGTTCTTTCGCTTCATGAGTTCATAAGCCTTTTTTGTTAATTCGTTATGGGACTTCAGTAGTTCATCACGGGTCATTATACATTCCTTTCATCGGCACATCGAATATCGAACTTTAGATTTATTCGCAAATTAATTCGTCAGGACTTACCTGTTGATCCAAATCCACCAGTTCTAGATGTTTTAATTTGCGGTTTAGAACAAGAGTAAAAATTGGCCTTATAAGTAGGAACTATCTCACCTTGACAAATTCTGTCTCCATGATTAATTCGAATTGGAATTTGGCTTGAGTTATAGACTAGAATCATCAGTTCATCAGTATAATCTGAGTCTATAATTCCTTCAGCATTACAGAGCATTAATCCTCCATTGATAGAAAGACCGGATCTCATGTGCAATCTCATTGACCACCCATCGGGGATATCAAATGATAATTGCGTCGGAATCATAGTTCTGGATTGAGGGGGGAGAGAAATATACTTCAAGTCATGATTTAAATCAGATGCCGCCAAAAGCATGTGACTTTTGCTTTCGTTTGTAAAAGATTTAACAAGACATTTCCCGTTGACAAAACATGCTTTGATATCAAAACACGCAGATCCCTCAGTTGCATAAACTGGATCAAATGCACTAGGATGAATTTTGTGAACGCCAACAGATACTGTGCGAATATCGCTCATAATTTAAACCCCATTTTTGTTTGGGTATCTTACAACTTTTTTCTGTTTTTGTCAACTGTTTTTTTAATTCCAATACTGTATTTGGGGATTAATTCCCAATCTTTTCTTTCGGAATATGAGATTATCTTTATATGATTGATAGGACAGATGGGAGTTTTTGTTGAGTCCCTATTAACTATTTTACATAACCCCCACTCCTCTAATAGATTTGCTATTGTGTTTCTGCGACCTATATCATGCTCAGGAGTGGAATCTGATAATCCATCTAGAGCAAATAATTCTTTAAAATGAACAATATAATACTTCCCCCTTTTGTGAAGTATGTGACAAGACTGATAGAGTTTTTTATCAGTTTTTGAAGAAACTCCTATTCTAGTTAGAGTCTCTTTAATTTTCAAAAAATTTTGAGGATCTTCTAATGTAACCTCTACAAATGTATTTACTAAAGACATAATAACTCCTGATTACTGATCAGTAGTTATTTATCAATATTTCTTCCCCCGTGTCCCATTCGAAGTAGATGCTTTTGATCTTCCGTAAGTAAAGATAAATATTCAGACGCTCGTCTTTGGCTAACTTGGTAGAGTTCCATGATTAATGGTATTACTTCATCATCAAAACTATTTTGTTTTATCCACTTGTCATAGCGACGGCGACGGCGTACAGATCCATATAAAAAGTCATATTGTAATTTCTTATCAATAGTCCACCTCTCATTCATAGAGTTAGCATAGAGAATACTATCGGGGCTAAACGATAATGCACGATTAACTATGTAAGGGATATAATCTCTTTCCACTTCAGGTTGCACCTGAATCAGGTTTTCATTCTTTTCATTTATACTCTTCACAAAGTCGAAAGGTGAAAGTCTTTTATTAATTTTCATCATTTAAATCCAAATCATCTACATTGATCCCATCAGGTGATGTAAGACTAACAATAAGCCTCAAAGGAATATATACCCACTTCATTTTATTGATGTCGTAATAAGAGTTTAATAGAAATTGATCGTATCCGTTGCTACCGTGATATCTTGGAATCAAAGGACACTCAACAAAATTGCTAGAGACTATAGTATTCTTGTGAGCAATTTTTGTTTTAACCTTACTTCCATTAAGATTCTCATACTCAATATCCAAACAGTATGGATAAATTCTTTCAAGAACTTTGTTTATCCAACTACCAAGCATCATGTCAGACATACCAGTAATCTCAAAATATGAATTGATCTCTCCGGTATCTTTTTCTTTAGTATTTCTAATTGCTTTTGCTGAGAAGTAACCATCTCTCTCTTCAAGGAATTTGCGCCGAACGACTTCGCATTCTTGACTAAATGTTTCATAATGATACTTTTTGTTTAGACTCTCAGACACTTTCATCACTTTAAATAATTCATCATCATTTAATATGCTAGACATAAGCATAATTTTAGATAGGGGTGTCGCTTCGGATAAATCAGATGCAGTAATACTATCAATTTCATCCCATGCCTTATGATTTATTTCATAAATTGATTTCTTGAATTCGGTTACAAAACTTTTTATATCATACTTCTTTCCTATTTCGTGAATTTTTATGGAAAGGTCATTGAGGCTCTTAACTGATTCCATTTCTGCCTCCTAGTCTTAGGGGATAGTACGAATCTATTTATAGAGAAACATCGCTTCAAGTCACTTAAAGGTACAGTCGGCGGCAAGAGAAATACAACATGCGGTTAAATTTATTTCATGGTCTGCGACGAATGCTGCCTTATACTGATATTCTGAAATAATTAAAACCGCCTGTGGAATGGAGTCAGGGGTCAAGTGGTCCTGTAAACCGTCGTAGATTGATCGGAATAAATGCGAAGAGTCTTTATCGCTATTGTCTATTACCCACTTCCGAATTTCATTAAAACTTTTTGCTTTGAGAGCCTTGACCAAAGTCTTGATTCCAAGGTTATTCTCGCTAGTTGAAAGAATCCCCACATCAATTTTTCCGCCCAATGAATATCTTTGCAGTTCATTTATGGTTTTACGGAAATCAGGAAAATTCTTGATAATCAAATCAGCGATAACCTTATCGTTATAACTGATCCCTTCAGCATCAAGAATATGCTTCACTCTTTGGCTGAATTTAGCAGCAACACTAACTTTCTCACTTGAGAAGATTTTAAAGTCGATCAGATTGCATCGACTGTGTAATGGCTCAATTATTCTATTCTTGAAATTACAAGTCAGAATAAATCTGCAATTAGCAGCAAACTCTTCCATGAAACCACGAAGTGCAGGTTGAGTGGAAGACGGATTTAGATAATCTGCTTCATCTAAGATCACCACTTTATTTCCCCCACTGATCGAAACAGTAGAAGCAAAGTTGCGAATCTTAGTTCGAAGAACATCAATTCCACTCTCGTCCGATGCATTGATGAACAGCATGTCCAAGTTCATCTCATTGCATAATGCTCGGGCGACAGTCGTTTTACCTGAACCTGCACTTCCCGTTAAAATCATGTTGGGAATTTGACCAGACTTTACAACATCACGAAATGTCTGCTGAATCCTGTCAGGAAGAATACAGGAGTCGATATCTTTCGGTCGATATTTTTCTACCCACAAAAAGTGATTCATTTTATTATCCTGCACTCATAGCGATCCAATACTGAACAGGCACATTCTTTCCCTTGAGATTTGCTACTGCCTTAGATGCGATTGAAACCGCATAATCATCCTGAACCATTTTCATTGTGTCGATACTGAACCAGAAGGGGAAGTGATCGGCCTCTTCTGCAACTTCAGAGACAATGAGTTCCCAACTATTACCTGTCGGGTTCTTCTTATCACAAACTCTAACAAGAAGGTTTCCCTCCTCACTTGTGATACACATATCAGGAACTTGAAGAACAGATGCTGCCTTCATGATAGAGGCGAGATCACTCTCGCTAATATCGAAGACAACCACAGAATTCGGCATCTTGATCTTCTTATCTCCCTTGTTCTGAATGAATTCGGGATTAGTATAAAAATACTTGACAGAACTAGATCCACCATCACCATCTGAAGAGATGACTAAATGTGTATCCTTGAACTCAAACACAGGTGACTTGAACAAACTAACAATACCAAGAAATTGAGCCATGTCGTAAATCGCAAAATCGACAGGAAAGTGCTCAGAAACCTGTGCCTCTGCAAGAATTCGGTTGGACGGACAAACCGTATTAAGTTTACTGCCTGATCGAATTAACAGGCTAGGATTGATGGAAGCAAAATTCTTGAGAATCGAAAGAGTCTCAGGTGAAATCTTGACGCAGTTAGTAGTTGTAGGCATATTTCCTCCTTGTGAGATGTGGAGAGTATACGGCCTACAAACAAAAAGTCAATCAGTCAGGTGCTATATTGGAAAGATTATTTGCGTCAAGCCAATCGAATATTCTATTTGTAGGAACAACCATTAGAATTCTAGTTCCATAGTTTATTCTTACAACGATACCAATACATTGACCCTTATCTTTAGTGAATACTCCACCCCCACTTGATCCGGGCGCACCATTTGCGGTGATTTGCACATGGTGTTCATTTGTCCAATCAACCTTTCGCCTGTTGTTGGAGATTATTCCATCGGTAACTGTATTGATTTCACCTAAAGGATTGCCTACCGCATATATCTCTTTTCCTATTCTAGGCTCATTTCTATCGAATACTGAGTCCATAGAATCTTTAAGATCTTTTGCGTCTTCTAATCCTATTATGGCTGCATCTAGAGATTCATTGTGCGCTAGTAAAATTCCTTTCCACGCATGCGTTGGAATGTCTGAATTATATGGAGTGAATGCTATTGAAATTTTACCCTTACCAAATTCCTTCTCATCTTGAATTACATGTGCGGCGGTCATCACAAACCAAGAACCATTCTTCTTATAAAGAACGCCGGATCCAAGACTCTTCTTTCCCTCTAGTGTTTCATATAAAATTACCACAGAGTGAGATAAAATTCTCTCTGCAACTGAAAGGCCATCCCCATAAACGACCACGGGAGCCTCGGCTATTTTTGCCTTGACTCCCGCACGATCTACCGATGTACTTACTGTGACTGCAAGCAGCAGTCCTACTACCCAAAGGTTTCTCATGGAACACCTCCTTCGGGGGGTTTAGCCCTAAGTATATTTAGTTTTACAAGTTATTTGATATCAAGAACTTATGGAATAGACTGAAGAAAATTTATCATATCTTCTTGTGTGTCGAATTTATAGGGAGATTCCGTAAAATTCTTGGATGTGATTCGGGTCGTAAACTGAAGAGTTGGACTTGTAGTTCTATGTTTAATACTCATACGAACTGACCATTTGGAAGGTTCGTTTGTGGGTTTAATGTCCTTAATGCTGACTAGTTTAGCAACTTCGTTTCCCTTGGCATGAGAAATTCCGGGAGGAAGTTTATCCTCATCGTCAAACATGTATAGTTTAGATTGATTGACTGGTGTACTTCCAGCCCAATCCTCCATGTAAATGCGCTTGGCTTTAATGGTGGTTGGATCTTGATTACAATACAGATGAGTAACGATTGACTGTTCAGCCAACGCAGCATCGCTTTTTGTATATGAGCCGCCACTCGCTTTGAGTCTAATTTCGACTTGAGCAGCACCTTTACACGAATCTACGAGTCTTGGCAATCCTTTAATAGAGGGAGAACTACTAAGGCCAGTTGAATATAGTCCTCTTCCATTGATGTAAATGAAATGCACATTCTTTTGCCGCAAGATTTCTTCATAAAATCTAATATTGGCTGAGTCTTGAATATACTCGTTGATATTGTAGGAGAGTTTGTCTCCACTCTGAGTGAAAATAGTTCCCTTGTTTCCTACCTGTTTCCACGCAATTTTAGAAACCTTACCAAAGGGTAGTCTACCAGGAATAATGTACTTCTTGTGTAGTGCTGATGGATCCATAGAAGTTCGAAGATACTGTTGCATCTGTCGAATCATTTCAAACTTCTTGGTGTGAATTGCCCGAATGATTCCTAGCCAAATTTCTTTTTCAACCTGAATCTTCTTTCGCCCACTTTGAGTCCAAGATGTCTCAGTCACATCTTCGGAACTGTAGGGGTCAAAATTATTCTGCAATCCAATCTGCGTTCCCTGTGCACTTTCATCTTTGATCTCAATATTGATGTTACCTGAGAAAGACGATCCCGCAACTTTTCTTACTCTGATAACCAAATCGGGCTTATCATTGTCATTTCCTGCACTGTCTCCAATATCAAATCTGTCTTGACGAGTATCTTTCAATAAATTTTCAGCAGCACACTTCATTGCTGTCGCAATAGATCTCTCTAATGCAAATCCATGCCCACTAATAGGAGGGCAAGCACCTTCTGAAATTAGTATCTCAGGTTCCAAAGATTCTTGCTGACGAATGAAGTCGGACAGACAAATCGGTCTCATATTGATATTTATGTGGTCGTAAAGCCATCTATGGGAATCGAACCCATGATCTGTCGCTTACAAGGCGACTGCATTACCACTCTGCTAAGATGGCGGCGTGGATCTTACGATCCACTTAATATTACTTTCTAGTTCCACCTGTGCGATTGCTCTTTAGTTCCCTAATGCTATCGCTGAGGCTATCGATTTCTCTCCACATAGCATCGTGACGGCGTTCATCTTCCATGTTTTTTTGCACATTATTGAGTGAATTCATATCTTCTGCGTGTGCCTTGCTCTTCAGATAAAGAAGGATAAGAAGAACTCCATTGAGAACAGATGAAACAACAAGCCCCAAACCTAATCCTGAAATATTGTGCATATAGCACCTCCTTTGTGTTGTGAGATTGTATCAGCGTTTTCGGTTTTGTCAATCAGATTATGGTCAATGAGCAATAAATTCGATTGCCCATTCCACGGTAGTTGGCAAAGATCAAAAGATATCTTTTACCCTTGGCTCTCCACAAAATTCCTCTTTTGGTCATTATTTTAGTGGATTTAGTTTTCCAACCCGAAGAACTTGCGAAATCTTGTATCTCCGACTTCATTTTTGTGGTTATGCTTCCCTTGAAGAAATACCCTCTAATTTTACCACCCCATACATTCGATTCCTTCATCAGAGAAACTAGATTGTTTAGGTGATCAAATCCTGGTAATTTAGATTTACCGTTTTTACCAAGGTGCATGGAAACTTCTGCCCTGTGATCGTCACTCGGAGAACAATCATCAGACTGACAGAACTTAACCCTTGCAATGTTTCTGATTTGTTTAGCCACCGCTATTCTTCTTCAGAAGAGTTATCTTTCTCTTGATCGTAGGTCTATTCATAAACTCTTCTACCTCAGCGAGTCCATTAAGTCTGTATGCAAAGTAAATACTGGATCTACGACCTTCAACATCAGTCAGCATGACCAGCATGTCTTTCGAAGGTTTGTCTCCTACCATGTCCGTAAAACGAACAAGATCTTGTTTGATCATTTTCTTAATTAGTGACAGTCTGTACACACCAAGCCCTTTGATATAAATTTCAGGATCATCTACAGATGAACTGAAGTCTATAGTCTGCGCTACTTTGCCGCCAATGTTAAAAACCTTAGAATTGGTTTGTTCATTAATGACATTGTTAATAGCATCAATCATTTCTTTACTAGTGTTTTTGAATGGGTTGTTCATGTTGATTATTTATGACGATTTAATCCTCAAACAAAGCAGTCAGTCCCTCGTCCATTTTCGAATAGTTAATTATCTTTTCGTCCTTAGACTGAATAGAAGTTTCACTCCCATCATCCTTCCACCGTACAGGCTCATAAATCGTCTTGGACGATGACTTTCGATGGAATTCGTTGAGCCACTTGGCCTCCTTTTTGGCCGCTTCCTCGGTCTCGTAGACCGCCACGATGTTCGATCTCTCAACCAAGTGTCCCTGTAGATCGTTACCGTGCATGATACCGATTGCCCATAGTTTACGCTTTGCCATAATACTTCCTATAGGATTCGAACCTACGACTTCTTCCGTGTAAAGGAAGCACTCTAGCCACTGAGTTAAGGAAGCAGAATGCCGAAGGTGGGAGTCGAACCCACACGCCCGTGAAGGCAGCGGATTTTGAATCCGCCGTGTCTGCCATTCCATCCACTTCGGCTTTGGTTAAATTATAACCACACCGAAAAGTTTGTCAAGACTTAAAGACCTAACTTCTTAAGTTCAAGAATGGTTTGATTTGCGCTCTTATGCTGAATGGCAATACCACCAGCAGATTGCCATTCTTTAATGTTCTTGCTCCAATCATCAATTAAAATATTGGGAACGCCATCAGTTTTGGCATAGTCCTTTTTCTGTGTGCGAAGAACTATATTTGAAAAGTGAGGCTTGGGACGCAAGTTATTTTCAATCCACTTTATCTTACCCGATTTAGATTTCGGTTGCCAAGTTGTTGTGTGTGCTGATAGAATTTCTACCTTGTACTTTGAGATATATTTCCAAAGTGTTTTACCATCCGGCATCCAAGGTAGTTTAGCAAATAAATCTGGATGATCTTCATCAATTTTAGGTTTGAGTGGATTGATAATACTATCAAAATTCTTCTGTGATAGATTTGGAATATTTAAAATTTTGGACATACCTCCAATTATATCAACTAGGACACCATCCATATCGCAATAGATGGTCGGTCTTTTACTAGAATCTTCTTTGAAGTAGTCTAAAAAGTCTTTCATTTGAGGGGTTCCACTAATTTGTTTTTTACGATATAAGTTGCTAGTCTTTTTCCTGCAATATTATCTGATGGATAGTGAACACCGGCAACGACTCTAGAGTCCGCTATTTGATTGGCAATACTTTCAAATTTTTCTCTGTGATCCGTGTGTTTATTCGAAAGAAGTAAAGCAATCAACCATGCTTCAAAAGTATGGCCCGAAGGATAGGATGGAGTATAAGGATCTGCAACTAGAATAGTTATTTTCTTACCATATTCATTTGAAATCTGATATGGTCTAGCACGGTTAAAGTAGACCTTGAAATAGGAAAGAATCCCATCTGTGTTTTTAACAATATTGGAGATCGTATCTTTAGAATAGTTCTCCCCTGTCATAACTGATGCTTGTTCTGCCCAGAATTTGTAATGGTTTTCTATTGAATCCATTTCAATGGCAAACTTCTTCTCTTGTTCAGTAGAATCATTCATTCTTCTGGTGATATAGTTAATTTCATTCAGAGTTTTTGTACTACTATTAATGGGGGGACTATCAATCACTCTTGAAACGGGAACCCCCGATCTTAAGAATTTACCCAACACCGAAAATGGATCTTTCTTGTCATCCTCCATTTTCGCAAGAGATCTTGGATTCGAATAACCAATAATATTATCCATCGAATGAATTTGCTGAAATTTAAGCATTAATTACTTTAGCCTCAGAAGATACTTTGTTCTATTTACTGCACCAAGAATCTCATCACGAATATTAAGTAAATCAGTATCCTTCTGTGGATCTATCATTTGAGGTATATCTTGGTTCAAATAAACCACAAACTCATCAAGAAATTGGATAACATTCTCTTTTGATTTGTAGTTTTCTGCTATGAAGGTGAAATTGTCCTTTGCGGTCGGGACTCCACCTTTAGATCCAGACATAGTTTCAATAAATTGATCAGTCAGTTCGTCAAGAATTTCGTACAACTTACCTAAAGCCTTATGTTCTGCATAAGACTTAGTTTGCCAGTGATACACTTTAATTTGCGACTGAACCGTTAAAAGTTGCGTAATGATGTTCATACTCGTATTTATGACTTCGTCTTACGAGACTTTCGTGTGACCCTAGGTTTACGCTTTTTACCAAATATACTATCCCAATTCTTAGACCATTTGGAATAATCTACCTTTCGGTAGGTGTCTCCCTTTCCTGCGCTGTGCTTACTTCCCAAAATTTACCCCTACCCACCAATTCGGTGCTTGAACATTCTTCCACTTGGCAAATCTTGCCTTATCACCGAGGTAGTAGTTGCGATAGGCGGTGACCGCATCCTCAGAACGATACTTTTCAGGCATCGCCTGTGCGAAGGGTGTGAGATCGCCAAGTGGAATATTTTTAGGGCAACTACTGAGGTGAACAGAAATCAACTTTTCCATGGCATGGATCTTGTTATACCGAAGATTGTATTCCGTAAGCATGGCTGACGCATGCTGATACAACCATTGGTAATTTTTATTTGTACTCATTACCCAATGTGTGCATGGGTGATGAATCATCGTTGCAAGGCACAACATCTGATTACTGTGATCCCAATGCTTAACATTCCTACCTGTCTTAGTTACACGGGTGGTAGGTTCTCCGTCTAGTACACGATGTGCCGTTGACATCATCTGTGCGCTCTCGACAATCATCTTTACAACATGTTTGTCGCAAAGGTTTCGTGCGGCTACTTGTGGAACAGAATCTAGTACAAAAATGTTCATGTGATAATTATAACAGCAACTCTAACTATGTCAAGAATCGGGGTGACAGGATTTGAACCTGCGACCTCCTGCTCCCAAAGCAGGCGCACTACCAAACTGTGCTACGCCCCGTACTGATCTGCCTGGATTTGAACCAAGACAAGGAGAATCAAAATCTCCTGTGCTACCTTTACACCACAGATCAACTGGCTCGGAAGGATTCGAACCTTCAACCCTCCCGTTAACAGCGGGATGCACTACCGTTGTGCTACGAGCCACCAAACGGACAGAGAGGGATTCGAACCCCCGGATGGCTTCAAGAACCATCGGCGGTTTAGTAAACCGCAGCATTAGACCACTCTGCCATCTGTCCAAAAGCGTAGCGGAGGACTTGCACCTCTGTATCAGATCACCCCTTGCAAGTAGATGACCCTGGCAACCTATACGCTGACTACGCAAACGGATGGGGAGGGATTCGAACCCCCGTTGGAGTATTGCTCCAAAGTAGTTTTCAAGACTACCGCATTCGACCACTCTGCCACCCATCCTTAATTTCATTCCGATAAAAATTGATTCTTCTCTTTCACCCCTCTTCGGGCATCCTCAAGAATCTCACGGTCAGCATCTGCGTATCCTGCCTTATACTCTCTCCAATATGGATCATCTGTCGTGCCTGAACCAAAAGGACAACGGCTCCTAGATCCACTCTGTCTGTCATTGTATCCATCACGGTATCCTTGTCCTGCTGTATAACTCATAGTGTCTCTCCTGAGTGGATCGAAGGGGATTTGAACCCCTAACCCCTGCCTTGCAAAGGCAGTGTTCTACCGTTGAACTATCGACCCAAAAAGAGGATGACGGGAGTCGAACCCGCAACATCTACCTTGGAAGGGTAGCACTCTGCCATTGAGTTACATCCTCAAACCCCCCGCATCCCTGCGAGGGAACATGTCGTGAGACTTTTTCGATCATCCACCGAATGCCGTGGTCAAGCCGGTCGAAAGATGCGACCAAACGCTGACAACGAAATTCTTAAGGAAGACAACTCCATTCCATGCGAACGGAAGAAGTCCAAGCGTGATCAAAAGGCTACGATTGATGCCGACCTTCGAAAGAAGGCAAGACAACTTATCACAACCACCAAACAACGGACACGAACCAGTCTCATTCTTAGCCATTTTTTCTCCTTTGTTAGAGTTGAATTGGGGATGGCTAGATCCCCGAATGGAGGCGGGGGGAATCGAACCCCCGTGCTAATACAATCCTTACAAGAACCACTTTACCTACATGCTTCCCCTTTAGAATTCCAAGTGAGGCTAAGGGTTCCTCACAAGGTTCTCACCTGTTTCTCATACGCACACGGCACATGTGAGTGAAGCCGTTTGTCCCTGGTGCGAGTCCCGATTTTAAGAGTTAGATTATCGGGATCATCTAACTCTTTCTCACCGATCTTTAGGCGGCGAGAGCAAGGCGACGCTGACGAGCAACGGGCTTTGCGTAAACGAATCTGCTCTTGTTATTGGCAGTTGTTGTTTGGTCACATTTTTAAAGGAGCCTAGTAACCATCTCCTGCATGCTGTTCTTGTATGTTTTGTCTAGTCGATACCTGTTCGCCCCCTTAAGTAAGACACTTTTTCTTCCATTCAGAAATGGGAATAACGACGATTTCACCTTGACCGCTTAATCCACTATCCAAAGTAATCCAAGAATTTGTAGCCCTTGATGCAGTTCGAAGAAATGCTGCTTCATCTGCACTCACAAGATTTGAAATTTCTTGATCGTTGATTGCATCCCAAACCTTAAACTCAATTCCCTTGATCCAAGGAGAGTAAAACTTTCTCTCGCTGATCTCTTGAATCTTACAGATCAAATAGTCTAACAAAACTTCTTGAATGTCGTTTGGGATCTTGTCCATGTTGGTTTAATTGTAACTACTTTTGTTCTTGTGTCAATGGGATACAGAAAAAATTATTCAAGATTGATTTTCATCTTCTTCACTAGGTGTAAATTCAACACCTTCCTCTTTAGTGAAGTCTGCCGCATACTCTCCTGCCTTTTTCCAAAGTTCAGGATTCATTTCCCTCACATAGGAAGCGAAATTAAGAGAAAACTTGACCAAAGCGATCAAGGTTTTCTTATCTTCTTTTTCCCAGTCTAACTTTTCCATGAAAGTAATTATGTAAGATCTTAAATGACTCCGGGGGGAATCGAACCCCCACGCCTTATTAGGGCTGTGGATTTTAAGTCCACTGCGTCTGCCTGTTCCGCCACAGAGCCGATTTCCTTTCAATGACTTTGGTGGGAGTCGAACCCACAAGGATGTTACTCCGAAGGCTTCTAAGACCTTTGCGTATGCCAATTCCGCCACAAAGTCGAATGCTTCGGGTGGGGATCGAACCCACGACTTGCGGATTAAAAGTCCGCTACTCTACCAACTGAGTTACCGAAGCGAAAGCGTCCCCGATAGGATTCGAACCTATGACTTACTGCTTAGAAGGCAGTTACTCTATCCAACTGAGTTACGGAGACAGGTTAGTTTCAGTTATGCTCAGGTTTGTTCGGTGGGAACTCAACTCCGACAACGAATGAGTCAACCTTGTCGATGTTAAAAGACCGCCATGCATTGTTCTCCAAATCCCAAACTGAGATGTTGGTGAATGGTCGGGGTCTCTGCTCCTTTTGCCTCTTGTAGGATTCTGCCGCCTCTTCGATGGTGCGGCTTGGGAGACTATCATTACGAAGAGTGCAGTACATAGTGCGCTCAGTACCATCAGACTTCGTAAAGGTGACCATACAGATGTGCTGTTGTAGAGCGTTGCGAAGAAGAGTCACACTCGTATGCAACTCATCGATTTCTTGTTGAGATAGGGTTTCTTGGTTCATGCTTATAGTATAATGCCAAATGATGTTGATGTCAAGTATCTTCTACCTTATGTTGAAGATATTCTGCATACATTTCGATCCAAGTTTTGGGGATACCATAAGATTCAAATACGAAAGGCTTACCCTTCATCCTACTATAGAATTGACCCATCTTCATAGGCTTATAAACGCCCACTGAAACTTCCTTTCCAAGACCGGGAAACTCCACGGGATTCCCATCTTCGTCTTTAGATTGAGTTCCAATAAGAACCGCTTTTTCATCGAATGACTTATAGAAAATTGAGTCTTGATTATATTTCGCCCCCCACTTCTTCATGAATCCCTTCAATTTTCCATCATCATTACCCTTGTCACCGATAACAAGAAAACATTGTTCCTTTACATCCTTAGAGACATCTGAACCGTATCCCTCAATGTAATGGCCCTCAACACGATAAAAACCAAATCCTGCTGCCCGTATATCAGCCTGCAAAACAGAATTTCTTCTCTTGTTTTCACTAGTAGGATATCTACCACGGTAAGCGGTAATTATTCCGATATTTCTCTCTACCGTGTGTTGATAGAGGCGAATTAAAGATGCCTCATTCAACATGTATGTTCTGCAACTGTCCATCAAACATTCTCCTCTGGAGGAATATTATAATCATCAGAATCATTGTTCATATCATTGAACAGTTTATTGATCTGATCATTTAAGTAGTCTTGTAAATTATTACCGAAGATATTGTTATTATATTTTGGATTGTTCTTATCGATTTTCTTGAACTTCCACTTTCCATCAGATCCCATATAACCCTCAAACCACAACTGATTCATGTAATTATTTTTGATGGAATTATTCTTAATTCTATTCATCTCTTCAATGAGAGAATCGAAATATGCATTTCCCATGACATTATCATCTATGTCACCTGATGTCTCAGATACACTCTTCTCAACCGTCTTGGCAGTTTCTTTCGTCGCTGCCATAACTTGTTCAAAAGAACTTCTGTTCTTTAGTAAATTGACTAAGAATCCTTTGGGCAAAGTCTTATATTTTTCCGCTTCATCAGAAACCTGTTTGCTGTATGAACCTGCAACATCAGACATCTGATTCAGAGTTGTATTCAGAAGTCTGACTAAACGAATTAGTTCTTTCTTTTCACGAACAAGTTTACTGTTTGAAACGAGCAAATCGTGTAGATTGATTGGATTTTGCATGGTGCTAGTTTACTCCATTAATTACTATGTTCAAGAGTTTACTTTAAGATTTTCCCGTTTCTGGATACATTGCATTAGCCATTTTAGACATATCATCCTTGCTTCCAAATGGTGCAAGTAAACTCATAAACCAATTCATCCTGTCTAATGCGGTTTGGTCTAATCCACTCTTTCCCGCCTTTTTAAGCACAACATATGTAAAATCTTTTGCCCATTCGGCGGGAGGAGCCTGAGTTGGTGCGTATCTTGTCTCACCATATCGCTTACCC